CAACTATTGTTGCTCTGGCGAGGATTGTGAGCGATGAGTTGGTTTCATTTCGTGGCTTTGCCACTGGCATTTCATTTCGCTGGTGGTAACGTTGTGGGTGGGATCGGTTTGGAGAATGACGGACGTGATTATGCGTGCGATGGTGTGCTGGGCAACGCTTCCTTCACGGGAGTGCGATACAGTACATTTGAGCCTCCGCAGAAGTTCGGACGTCTTCGCCCCCTTTCGGGGAGGGTTCGTGCGGGTTATCATGTGGTTCCCGCCGGAAAGCGTGTTTCATTTTCTTGTGAAGTTTCGCGCGAAGGGCGCAATATGGAGTTGGTGCAGTTTGCTACAGGCTCTGCTGGGAACAGCGAGTTTGAGGGGCATTCTCACATTACGACAGATTTGCGCCGCGACATTGATTCTATTCATGGAGTTATTGTCGGTGAGCCAGCAGTTTGTGGTTTCTTTGGGTGCCGCCGTGCAGCCAATGATCATGAGGTGTTCAGCTCCAATCACGTTACGCGTCACGGCTTCCAGAATGGAGCATTCGTTGGCGACAGGAGTGTGGGTTTGAATTATCACCCAACTTGGCATCTTTTCGCGTGCGGCGAGATCGATATCCAGAGTGGTGCCATGCGGCACAGTGTTACGTACACTAGTCTTATGTCGGATCCCCGCGTGATCCGCGCGTTTGGCTATGATGACGTTGGCATTGACTACGTGGTCAACACTACTTTCGATGTTTATGTTCTTACTGAACGTGATATGCTTGACGCTAACCTTTTCGAGGACGGAGTGGTTTTTGCCCACTACGTCCACACCTTGCCTAAGAGGGTCATTGTTCCTAACGGCTTCTATGCTCCCCGCGATTCGTGGGTGAGCAATGTGGGCCGGTTCTTGCGCCATTGTCACGGCCTGTTGTCCGATGCATTTTGCAGCGTTGCAGGCTGTGCCGTCGGCACTTTGCCTCCGGATTTGTTTCTGTTGCCCGAGCCTGATTCCAGAGAACTTACCATATTTGTACGAGGCTCGATTTGGTCAGGAATTTTTATTCTTGGAGTACTTCCTTCTTTTGCCTATGTTTATCGTGGTATGATATGGTTATGGATGTGCTATTGTGGCCTTTGTAGTGCCTTCAGTGCTTATCTTGCGAATATGTGGTTGATTGGGCCTTACACCTATTATGTCCTGCCTATTTGCGAGATGCTGACGGACGGGTTCTATTTCTTGTATCGCCTTGGCAGCACCGTGAGCTTTGTTTACGTTGCTTGCTTCGGCAGCGCGGTCGCGTCTGGTGTGGCTGCAGCTACTTACGTTTTCAAGAAACGGGTCCCAACTCACGAAGGTTACGCAGAGTTTGATTCGTATTCGGGCACCTGGAAGGTTTGTGGTGTCAAGTGTAGTGCTAATTTTGTTGATCACGAGATTGAGGCTGGCAAAGGTTATGGCACACAACTCTATGTGCGCTATGGCGACAATTCTGGCACCTGCCAGGACAGCCAGTTCTCTCAGGTCTTTTATGACCAACTCGTTGAGCCGGGTTCTACACGTCATTTGATGATCATTAATTTTCATTCGGTTGATTGGGAAGGGCCAAACCAAACTCTCGCTAAGATTTATGCTAGCGGTGGTATGGTCTACGGTTTGAAGCAGAACCGTTACAAGGGAGAGCAAGTTGCCTTGGACATCCGCGACTATCTTGTCAAGAATGCTGATGGGTCGATTCGCTCTTACTGGTGGTCCCGTTCCGATTTTACTGATCTGTGTGTCTTTGAGGTCAAGTCGAACTTTGCAGCTGATTTTGGTTTGAAGAAGCCGCGATGGTCCTCTAATCATGTCAACGCTCCTGTTCAGGCTTTCGTCGAATACGGTGTTTCGTGTTTTGACGCAGCCCACAACTGTTGCGTTCGGCATTTGATGAGGCATTCCTTTGTTGGCAGAATCAAGACTTTTAAGTCCCTTACTGTTTGTGACACAGTCTTCAAGGCCGGCATGTCTGGCGGCGTTGTTGTCGATGCCAGCCATAATGCCATCGGGGTCATTGTTGGGAACACGAAACCCGTCGATGCTAACGGGGAGTCTCGCGAGTTTGGCTTGATGCTGACTTGCACGTGCGTGACTACTGTCATTGAGGCAGCCAGGAAAGCTTTTCGTAATAAGGCCTACAAGCCTGTTCGGATCGTTGAGTACTGTTCCGCTTTCAA